TTTCGAAGTCTGAGGCCCCAGAACACGTTCAGTTAGGAGAAGGAAAGTACTTAATTCTTTCTGATATCCACATTCCTTTCCAAGATGATATGGCTCTTGCTTGTGCTTTAGAATTTGGAGTAGCTAATGGTGCTACACATATCGTTTTAAATGGTGACTTAATGGATATGTACGATGTTTCTAGGTTTCTAAAAGAAGCAAAAAGACCCAGAATCTCTGAGGAATTAGAAATGACTAGAAACTTCTTTGCTTATCTGAGAGAATTGTTTCCAACACAAGCAATTTTCTATAAGTTTGGCAACCACTGTGAGCGCATGCGTCATTATGTTTTGAGAAATGCTAGAGAGATGAGTGACATTGAAGATATATCTCTTGAAAACTTATTACGGTTAGAACATTTTAGGATTATTCCAGTAGGAAGAGAGATGATTAAGTTGGGTAAATTGGTTATATTACATGGTCACGAGATGGACAGTGGGGCATTTAGCCCTGTAAATCCAGCAAAAGGAATGTTTACAAAAGCCAAAGCATCTGCAATTATTGGACACCATCATACAACTTCACAACACAGCGAAAGCAACCTGCACGGTGAAGAAATAAGCACTTGGAGTACGGGTTGTTTGTGTGAATTAACCCCCGAATATAGACCGTATGGATATACTAAATGGAATCATGGCTTTGCTTTTGTCGTTGTGGAGAAAGATAATTCGTTCCAAGTTAGCAACTTCAAAATAGTAAATGGTAAAATTCTATAAATATGAAAGACAATATTAACCCATCGCATTATAAACAGGGGAAAATTGAGGCAATTGATGCACTCGAGGCTGCCATGTCACCAAAACAATTCGAAGGATATCTAAAAGGTAACATTTTGAAGTACTGTTGGAGATATGAAAACAAAGGCGGAGTAGAAGACTTGAAGAAAGCCCAGTGGTATTTGAGTAAATTAATTGAGCATAACACACCAAAGGAATTTGTTCAATCGACGTTTCCCGATACTGTTTTTGACAAAGAACCTAAACAGGTTACTTCATTCACACAAGATCCCCTATGGTCTAAGTTATGAAACTCTACGTCTATTGGACATATACAAGACCCGAAGATAGATTAGTTGCTACTGAGGTCTTGGAGTATGCTCGTAAGAAACCAAAACTCGATACTACTACTTATCATGTAGGAGGATTGGGACATAAAGAAGACTTGTTTACTCACTTTCTTGATAGAGAAGGAAAGATTCATGTTCTGAGGCCTCAGACCGAGATTCACCTCGCAGTACACGGAGGAGTAAATGGGGATTATAAGTACGTTAGCAATCCTTCAGTAGCACAACTACATTCATTGGCAAACCTTTTCAAGCTAGTTAAGTCTTTGAAGTGGGAGATACTCGAAGGAGATATGCTTGAATTTGATTTGGAATTTTGGAAAACAGCAATAAACCTATGGCGAATATAAACAAAGAAGTAAAAGAACTCGAAAAACTTTTCAGTTGGTGGGAATTCTATGAGCAGACTCAAAACGATGAGGCTAAAAACAAAGCACAAAAGCAGATAGAAAGCCAAAAGAAAAAGATAAAGTCTATCAAAGATGGAAAAACTCCAAAAGTTCCTAAAGGAAAATAAAATATCTGAGGCAGATGCTATCGAAAGAATAAGATTACAGGACACAGATCCTGCTAAAGATTTCTATTCTACGCTGGTATCTGCTTCAAAACAGTTAATGGATGCAGTAAAGGACAAGACCCTCAATCTCGATGACGATTATCAGAAGGGTCTTTTCCAACTGTTACAGGCTGGGGATAAGATTAATAAGTCATTGAAATTGGCTAAGTTAGAAGCATATCCCGAAAAGGAAGTGGTTGATGACAGCGTGTCATTTTTGGATAGAATGTCGTCTGCTAAACGTGTATAGTTGAGATGATTGAGATTATAGAAAACAAGAAACTACCTAAGTTTGAATATAACGAATGGTTTAGTAAATACGGATTAGACCCCCACTCAACAAATAAAGAAAAGGATATTTGGTGGGGCAATGAAATGGAGAATTGGCACGAAGGAAAGTTTGGTCTAACTGGCATTCACTATTTTGCACTGACACAGTGTATGATTAAAGATGCCAGAGGATTTAGAAAACGTCCTATTTGGAGAGATGTAGACGAATTGATTTACGAGGCTTACATAAATGCTAGAAATACAAATCATGACTTGTTTGTAACGAAGAGACGTGAGATAGGACTTTCGTTAATCTTCGGTGGAGTTGCCCCAATGTGGATTGCACTTACAAACCCAGGCTCTACCTCATTGATTACCAGTGCAGATAAAACTCGTTTAGAAACTCTATTCAAAGAAAAAACAAGAATTATTTATGATAATCTGAATCCTTATATCAAGCCCGATATCATTTCAACTCGTCAGGTTGGATATTTGCATATGGGAGTAAAAGACCAAAAGACAGGTGAAATTAGTGGATTGGATTCTCAGATTATAACAAGAGAAACACAAGATACTCCAACTGCATTAGAAGCCTATCGTGCGATGCACGTATTGATTGACGAGTGTATGCTGCACAGCAAAGCCGATCAGGTTTATAAGTCGGCCCAAGCAAGTGTAAAATCTGGTTTTATCAAGGTGGCACCAATCGTCATTGGAGGAAGCGCAGGAGAATCAACTAGTGTGGGACAGAAACTCGCAAACAATCTTTGGAAGAATGCAGAGAACCTAAATCTATTAACTGTATTTCTTCCTGGAAATATGGGTATTATGGAAGCCCCTGAGATTGACGGAGATGGTAGAGAGACAGGAAAGATTCTGAATTTCTGCCCCAATGGATACTCTGATATTGAAGGTGCTACTGAATGGATCAATAAGACTCGTGAAAAGTTAGATAAGATTGAGGATAAGTCATTCTTAAACTCATTTATCAAACAGTATCCGTTGGACATCAATGAGGTATTTTCTTCTACCTCTCATGGTGCTTTGCCTGTGGATGTTATTCATAAGCTGAATCAACAAGAAAGGATTATTTTATCTGAGCCCCCACCGATTGAAAAATGTATGATTTACAAAGACATCAGCGGAGAACTTCAGGTAAAGCCAGACAAAGAAGGAAAGTTCACACTACTTGAGAGATACAATCCCAACCACAAATACATAGCAGGGATGGACCCGATTCCATTTATCTCTTCTAAACTGGGAGATGGCTCTGATAACTGTATAGCAATCAAGAACTTAGACACCAATACATACGTTGCGTTCTACAAAGAAAGAGCAGCAGATCCAGATTTGATTATGACAAACAACATCAACCTACAGGATTATTTTGGTGGTGCTAAAGTTATGATTGAGATTAACCGAGGTGGTGTTATCTTGGATACTTATCGAACAAACAATCGCCAAGACTTACTGGCTCCTTCTCCTAGAAACTTGGGTAAGACATTCTTGAGTAAAGACAGACCTTATGGTTGGTATAAGAATGACCACACGGCAGAGAGAGCAAATGCCTACCTGATTGAATACTTGAGGAAAAACTTTGAGTCTGTTTATATAATGCAGATAATCGAAGAGGCAAAGGTCTACATTACAGAGAACACGGATTTATTGGATGCTATTGTTGGTTGTGAAATCTACCACAAAGATCTAATGGAAAAACTCAAGAAGAAAGTTGAGGCTGCCCCACAAAAGAAAACAATTCCGATGATAGTGTATCAGAATGGAAAGGCTATGAAAGTTTGGAGGGAAGTTAGTATAGGGTAATTACAATGTAATTACTTTTTGGTTGGTCTGTTTCCTGAACCATTTCTAGCACGATTGGTACTTTTCTTTTCTAATACCATCTTGCCATCTTTTTTGTGAGAGAGGTCAACTCCCTTGCTTGCACGCTTGCCGTAAATACCTCTTTTGCGGGCCTCTGCGTTAAGTTCTTGACGATATGCTACCTTGCCCTTCTGATATTCTTTATCGTAGCTGTAATCACGTCCTGTGGCTTTATTTGAAGCTGGTCTTTTGTTCTTACCTACAATCTTATTTTTTGCCATCTTTTCTTTCGATTATTTCTCCAATGATATAGGAAATTCCTATTGTAAAGGTAACAAATAATAACCCAAATAGGAAGCCGCTCATCATCGTCCTTGACCTTTGTATTTTTTCTTGTAATTCTTTGAGGTTTTCAAAGATGAGTTCTTCTTCTTGGAAACAACACCCGGCCTTTTAATGGATGCCTTGGGTTTCCACTTGGCAAGTTCTTTATTTGCTTTTACTTTAGCCATTGCTTTGTCTTTCTTCTTTTTTGGCTTGTCGATAATTTCTCATGGCTTCCCTGCGATTTTTGCCCTTTTTCCATGATCCTGCTGCAAATCTCTCTGCTCTCCTTTTGCTTTTAAATCCAATGACTTCTCCACGCTTTTTTGCTTCTAAATATGCTGCATTTCCTTGACCTCCCAAATCTTTCCATGATCCATCTTTTTCTGGAAATATCGTAGGATTTACTTGATATTTATATTTTCCGTCACCTTCTCCCCATTCCATAACATGAGTACTTTGTCCACCATCAGCGTTTTTTCTGCTTGTGGTTCTCATTTTTCTGGCTGCCTGTTTTCTTTTTGAGATAATAACTCCCTGTGAGTCTCTTTTGGGAGGAGTCATTTTATCTTTTAGATAACCCGAAACAGCATTTGCTATTTTTACTTTGGCTGCCATAAGTATAATCTAAACCACTCGAAATCTTCTTTTCCGCCTTCTTCAACGTAGTTCAAATAAGCCTCATAGATCGGGCCTCCGAAACTAACTTCTTGAAATGAGGTGTCAATGTTATTACCAATCATTTTAACTTGGTAGAATTCAACCTTCTGCTCAATCACTTCCATTGCCTTACTTACTTCTTCTACCTTTGCCTCAGCAACTACAACCGCTTCTTTGAGTTCTGCTTTTTCCTCGACCTTTTGTGCAACAAGTGCTGCACTTTTCTTTTGAGCAACTTGTGTTACTTCTGAGGCCATCGCCAAATTCTTCTGAATCTTAGCAAGCATTACATCAATCTCATCAACTGGCGGAGTAACAACTGCTCCAACAGGAAATGCGATTTCAATCATTAATAAGAATACACAGAAAGCAACGATGAGAGTTCTCATAGTTTTTTTACGGCATTGATTATACGAAGTTCTGTTATAGCAGCAGCAAGTGCACTATCGCTCTTCTTCAAAGCAGCGCCCATCTTATCTACCTTGAGCTCAAGAGCGTCAATCTTTTTATTAGATTTTTCAATCTGGTCAAGATAGCTTGTCTTACCGTCATAATAGAGATAGCTAACAGCCACAAGCATACAAAAAGCAACGGCAGTAACTGGTTGTTTACGAAACTCATCAAACGAAATTGGAAAAGATTTAACTTTAGGAGCACTCATTCTTTTATTTTCTTGTAATAATAAATGATTGCCATAATACCCGATACACATCCGATCAGTCCTACGACAACAGCCACAACAGGCTGCCAAGCAGTTGCAATAGAGATAAGGGCTGAGGCCCCAGTCATAATCGTCAGCCCATCGGCTGTGGAATCAGTTTGTTGGATCATTTCTTTTTCTTGGTTAAGGATTTCCACATTTGTTTGGCAGCAGTAGCCTTACCGATTGCAGTAGCTTTCTTTGCTGACATTCCCTTCTTTTCGTAAGAAGCAGCAACTTTACTGGCAACAGTTTTAAACTCCTTACCTTTACCTTGAAGATCTTTGCCGGCAACTGCTTTCTTAACAATAGCAGAACGCTGTTTCTTAGTTCCGTATGCCATTACTTTTTCTTTTTAGCAAACATCATTTTCTCTTTCTTCTCGACCTTTTTACCCTCTTTCTTTTCGTGTTTCATTTCGGCCTTCTTAGAAGCATATTTTTCCATACCACCGTACTCAGAAATCTTCTTAGTAGCGGTCTTTTTTATAGTTTTTTTCATAACTTAACTTCCTTTCTTCCATTTCTTACTTGGAGACGCAGTCTTACTTGGACTCCACTTTACTTTATCTGCCCAGTAAGCAGCACTCATTTTACCCTTTGCAATATTCTTTGCGTGACGAGATTCAAATGCCTTTCTTTGACCGACAGTCTGATTTGTTTTTACACCCTGTTGTCCGAAACGTATTGTCTTTACTTTACTGCCTTCTTTGGCAACAACAATATGGCTCTTCTTAGGATGAGAAGGGGTAGCCTTGGGTTTGTTATAACCTGAGACCCCGGCCCTAACTAATCGACTATCCTTCTTTGTTGGCATCTTTCTTTTTGAAAATCTTATTAGCGGCTCCGAGACCCAATGCACCAAATGCAAGGGCGGTTACACACTCTACTAAAATGGCAGCAGGTGCAGTATGTTCTTCGGAAAAAGAATTGTGATACATAGTAACACACAAAGCAACAGCACACAAGATGCCTACGAAACGGTTTGCAGAAAATTTGCCGTGCTCGTCTTTGAATATTTCGAAGAATTTCATAGTTTTATTTAAATACTAAATTACTTATTTTTATTTAATTATCAAAACGGACTAGGTGTTGGACGGGGTTCGTACGGAATTAATTCAAGTTCTTTCACCCACAATGTATCGGGGTTGATTGTGTTTACCATTTCCTCGGTGCTGATTACCCAGTTTTCGTTGATGTCAGTCAGCGGATTATACCGACAGTCTGGTGCATAATAAACGCCAATGAGTTGGTCTTTTTGCTCTATGGTAAGCAATCCCACAAGCGTGGTAATATCTTCGGTTGTTATGGTTGATAGGGTTAGCATAGTCTAAACATTTCGGGAGAGGCTTACTTGGAATTGGTTTACTGCATTATATAGGGCGGTTGCTTCGGTGTCGGTGAGGCCGTCTCCGATAAATTTGAACGCTATGCTTTTTGAGTTGCTAAATAATTGGGCAGTTCCTGCATTGTTTCTTGCAGCAACGAAATAATTTGCATTTGGATTTGTTGTAAATGCTTGAGTTCCATTTATTTTTAATACATTGTTTCTAAACATTTTCACAATTGACGCACTTTGCCTTGTTGCTAAAACAAATCCCCTATTATCCGTATCAGCACCCAAATCAGAAGAGGCGGAGCCATTTGCAACAAATGGAACTAAAACGCCATTATCATATCCCAAATCAAATCTTGATGAATTTATACATCCATCTATGTTGGTTTGCGCTGCGGTAAATGTTTCACGGTAATAACTTCCGTGAGAACCATAACCACTGCCAAACACACTATTAGGGTTCAACTTCGTATCCATATACCC